CGGATGAGGTGCCGGTGAAATGATCATCCCCTCACACGCCTTCATGGCCATGATCGTCGTTGGTGTCGCCTGCGGCTCGGCGATGGCGAGCGGCGTCAACGTCGATGTGGCATTCGCTGTGCTGGTGGCGTGCTGCGGACTGGCGAGCTTCATGAAATGAAAATCACCGGCGCCGACGTCCTCAAGGTGGTGCGCGGCGAACCGCCCGCCGCAGCCAGCATGGACGAGCTCGTCGAAAATCACATGAAGCACGGCGAGATCCTGGCGCGATGGGTCGGCCGCGAAATGCGCAGGCACAGTGGCGTCGTCGTCGGCTGCGCGCTGATGTGGCTCGTGCTCGACTGGATTTCGCGCACCGATCCGAAGGCGCGTGTTGAGGTCTTCGAGGGCTGGCTAAAGGTGCTGCGCACGAGCTGGAAGAAAAACGAAGCGCGCGAGCGGAAAAAACAACGGAAGGCAAAACCATGATGAAAAACCCCGAGCGCCTCGGCGATGCGCCGATCGAGCAGCAGTACATCGACATGATGAACGCGGTGGCGCGGGCCATCGATGAGATGTTCAACGGTGAGCTCAAAGGTGGCGCGCGCAAGACCGGGTTCGTGCTGATGGTGTTTCCGTTCGGCGAAGAGGTTGCCGGCCGCTGCAACTACATCAGCAACGGTGCCGGTCGGGACGATGTTGTTGTGTTGATGAAGGAGATGATCGCGCGCTTTGAGGGCCAGCCGGAAATGAAAGGCCGCGCATGATGGACAGGCCTGATCACCTCGGCATCGAGTACAAATCCAAACGCTGGCAGCCGCTGTGGTCGATCGGCTCGCTCGAATACGATGATTGCGGGCACTGGCTCGACATCAAAATCAACGGCGTGTCGGTCGGCTCGCTCGAGCCGCGGCCGTTCTACTGCGATCGCGGACATTGGATGTTCCGCTGCGATCTGCCCGACGTTGATGGCCAGGATGGCTTCCCGCGCTACTACATGGATCTCGAGCGCGCCAAGGACGAGATCGAAGCCTGGCTGGGCTGGCGCCTGTGGCGCAAACGATGATGGACATCGTCGAACGACTGATTGCGTACCGTGATCGAACTGGACGATCGCGTTCTGGACGCGAGCTGCTGGACGAGGCTGTTGGTGAAATTGGTTTCCTGCGGCGAGAGATCGAACGCTTGGTGTTGCGGCGGCGCATCGAGAGCGATGCTGTGCTGTCGGATGAGGTTGGGAAGTTGCTTGCGCCGAATGCAATCGTCCCGGTCGACATCAAGACGACCGCGATGCTGGTGCAGGAGATCCAGCGGCTGCGCGGTCGGTGACGCTCTACCACCGATCTGGAGGGTTGCTGATTGCGTGGATCGGATTGGGGTAGCGGTGTGCGGTTCTGGTCGCGATTAACGCATGGGCGTTCAATTCTGAGTCGGTGTGGGGCATCGTACGCGCGACCGAAAGTTCAGAGATAAAAATTTTGGGGGAGAGCATTGCGCCCATGCCCGCTGCCTGCGTCGGGGGGTGGCAGGGGGCGGATTGCGGATGTGGCTGCGGCAGTAGGCAAACTCGCGCGTGGGCCGCTGGCCCTGCGACAGTCTCACGAACGTGAGCATGTCATGCGAACGCACCGGCAGCGCTGAGTTTGTGGTGGGCGAACCCAGGGGATGGGTACGCTGCCGATGCGATCGCACGCAATCACTGCAGCGCAGCTCGCACCTGGTCAACGCTCTGACTGTTGGATACTCGCGATCTCGGCATCCAGCTCATCGATCGTCATCCCGCTCGCCTCTCGCTGCGCGCCTGGCGTTGCCTCCTCGCCGAGCAGCAACACCAACGATCGCGCGGCGTGCGCTCGCGCCGTCGCCGGCGCCGTTTTATCGCGCAGCATCGACAATAGAGCGTCACGCACTTCGTCTCTGAGGGGTTTCCTTCGTTGACCAGACACGATGTTTAACCTTCTGCCTCTTGGCCAGTTTCCTTCTGCCTATCACCATCTGGCCTCCATGCTTCCAGCACCTATACCAGTTTCTGATTGCTGGCCCTTTACACTGCTGACCATTCTTCTTGATGGCTGTACAGCGTCTCCACCTCTTGCTGCCTTTCGTTAGTGCTCTACTGGCTCTCCAGGCTGCATTGCCACTACCTCCTGACTTTCCCATGTGGCACCTCTGACTATCGATCCGCAAATCCCACGGTCGTGGGATCGTACTATCCCCTACGATCCCCCTACGATCGTGGTGGGGGGTATAGGGGGGATCGTGAACACACCCCGATCGTAGCCGATCGTAGGGGGATCGTAGCGCGATCGTAGCCTCAGACGACGTGCAGTCCTTCGACGATGATCTGTGTGTTGCGTGATGGTGGTCCGTTCGCCTGCAGCACGATGCGCTTGGCCTTGAACAGCCGGTCCATCGCCTTACTGAACTCGCGCGCCGTTACCCTGGGAACCACACCCTTAGCCTCATCACTCTCGGCGAAGATCGCCGGGGCAAAGCCGCGGCCAGGCTTATCGAAGACATGGCGGCTCTGGGCATTGCGCTCGCGCAGCAGATCGATGAACAGATGCTCGACCTGCAAGAACCTGGCCTGCTGCACCAGGCTGTCACCGCCGCCCTGCACCACATACACGCCGTCCTGCCAGCGCACCGTCGAGGTGCTCTGTGGTGGGCCGTAGTTGTTCTTCAACCACTCCAGCACGCGCAGATCATTGTCGATCGATGGTTCCTCATCGCCTGGGTCACCACCGTTGCGTTTGCTTTTTTGTTTCACGGCAAACTTTTTCAGCACGCACCTCGCCCGACACGAATTGTGCCATGCGGTCGAACCCGACAAACCGGATCCCGACCGGATGCCCTCGAGCGATGGGTGCGTGAGCATCAGCACGCCGGCGCCGGGTGCGCCCATGAGTGCAAGGTGGCGCATCCTCGAAATGAACTGCCGGGTGTGGTCGCGCCTGATCTCGGAACCACCGAAGAGATCCGCGACCGTATCGAGGATGATCAGGTCGGGCTTTAACCTCGCCACATCGGCGATGAGCCGCTCGAGCATCCTGGTGCCGACCAACGCATCCGTTTTCCGATCGAGCACCATAAGCTGTGGTTTGTCCTCGTTGACCCATGACGTGAGGTGTAGGTGCTGCAATAACACGCTGCGTTTGCTGCCGTAGTGGACTGCGATCCTGTCCAGGCGGCGCTCTGCCTCACGGTCGTCCTCCTCGCACGAAACGTACAGAACGCATCCACCCTTCGGCAGCATGCCAAGCCAGTCACGATCGTGATCCGAGATCGCATTGAGCGCCATGACGGCGGCGAGCTGCATCGCCAGGATGGACTTGCCGATGGCGCCCTCACCCGACATCAGCGACACATTGCCGGCTGGAATGTGCCCCTCAACGATCCACTCGCGCGGCGGTATCGGATCATCGTTGGCCAGCAGGTAACGCAGCGGCTCGAGTGGTTCGGTATGACCATTGCCCTTGTTGTTATGTGACTTGGCCTTGCGCTGCGCCTTCCTGCGCTCGGCATCCTTCCACCGCTGATCATCGGGGGTGATCACTTCGCCGGGAAACGGCACATCGGTCGGCTCGGTCATTGGTCTAAACCCCCGCGAGGTTGTCGGCAAAATCGGTGCCGGTGACGCCCGGCATGACGATCGTTGCCCGCTGATGCGATGTGGCATTCCAGCGCTCGGCACACGTCAGGGCGGCGTCGATGCCGGGGACCATCTGGCGGCCGTCGCGCTCGATCAGCGGGTCATCGTCGGCACAGATGACGAGATGGCCGACAGCAAACAGCACGGGAAGACGTGCGATGGCGCCGGCAGAACCAAGTGCCCACACCGGCTTAAAGCCGGCCTGGTGCAATGCTAGACCCGTCTCAAGTCCTTCACAAACGTAGAGCCTGGGACAAAACGACAGGCAGTCCCAGAACGTGTCGTGGCGCGAGGTGATCATCATCGCCGCATTGCCGACCGGGCCAAGCATCATGCCTTCGGTTTTCTTGTTTTGATCCAGATCAAGAAACAGTCGCTGCACGGCCTGTGGGCGGAAGGTCTCGACGTTTCGCATCAGTGCCACCAGGGCGGGCTCACGCAGCTGTGCGTTGGGACAGCGCGGATGGAAGCCGATGACGTCGTTTGCTTTTGGCGGCAGCACGAGCCCTCTGCCGCGGAGGTAGACCTCCACCGACGTGCCGGCGGGATCTAAACATGCATCCCAGATCTTCATCGCAAGCTGGCGATGACGATCGGGATCCGCACGCCTCGCCTCGACCAGGCTGCGCGGTTCGGAGCTGGTTCCGTTGACTGAAGGATTGTCCCCGTCAACGTCTTCACCCCACAAGCCACGGCCTCGCAGCGCAGCAATGATCTCGAGCGGCTCGCAGCCGGCAAAGCAACGCACCTGCACGGCGTCTCTGCCGTCAAACACGATCATCGAGGGGTCGACATCATCATGCGCCGGGCAACGGCACTTCCATTGGTTGCCTGATCGATGACCACCGAGCGCGCGGGCGATCTGGGCGGCGTTCATGCGGCGGCCCTTTCCATCTCGAGCTGCTCACGCAGCGCAGCAAAGCGCTCGGCGTCTGCGCGTTGTCGCCTGCCCTCACGCCACGCCATTTGCACGCGCATGCGATCGACAGCACCAAGGGCGCGCAGCGCCCGCATGCGGATCGGCCCCAGGCCTGGATCGGGCGGTGTCGGCAGGTGGCGGTCTTTGTAGATGTTCACGAAACCTCCATCATGGACTTGACGGTCTTGATCACATCCTCTGGTTTGTCGGTGAGCGCGATGGTCTGCCCGTCGTTGGTGTGGATGACGGCGCCACCACCCTGGTTGATGTTCATCGACACGATGTGCTCGAGCCAGATCCACACCGTGCCCTTGGTGAGTGCCGACGTGCCCTTGATGACGTTCATTGCTTGTCTCCCTCGCTCGGATCACTGCCGCCGTTTTGCGGCAGTCGCCGCAGAAGCGCGGAGATCGCCTCCGTATCCTGCTCAGAGATGTTCGGTTCTTTCGGTGGTGGTGGTACGATCGGCGCCCGATAGGCGACGTGCTTTGCCTCTTCGACCGCGCTCCTGATCAGCATGTCGATCGACGAGAGACGCGACACCAGCTCGGTTGAGAAGTTCATGAAGTGATCGCGCTCGGTGGTCGCGGTCTCGAGCCGCGAGGTGAGCTGCGCGATGCGCTCGCGCATCAGCATGGTGTCGGCGCTGAGCCGGTCGTTGGCCTTGAGCAGATCGTTGCGCTGGCTGACGATGCTCGAGAGCGCCAGCACGCCGCGCTGGGCCTCTTCATCGGTCTGGCTGTTGCCGTTGAGTAGGGTTGTCGTCATGTGGCCTCCTGCTTCAGTAGATCGTTGATCGAGCGCAGCTCGCCGGCCGGCACGAAATGTGCCCAGCGATGCGGATCACCCTCGCGCCACCATTTCTGAATTTTGACTTTGTCTGCCGGTAGCCAGCCGGTGATGTAAAAATCCGGCAAGTAGCAGAGCACGCCGATGTAGGGACGGACGTCGGTGTCCTTCTCCATCGCGATGAGATCGGTCTTGCCGCGGCTGCAGTTGGTCTTGACCTCGTACCAAACCCCGTTGATGCAAACGTCGGGCGCATCGGGGTTGCCGACCGTGCCGGGCCAGTAGCCTTTGCAATGTTTCGCCACGGCCAGCTCGCCGCAGGCACCCTCGATGTGTGGCGTCCAGTTGTCCTTGTTCGGCCGGTTGTTGCCCTGCTTGCTTTTCTTTTTCAGCGAGTCGATCTGGCGCATGCAGCCAACGGTCGTGGCTTGCACGATCTCGTGCCAGGTCAGCGGGACGTGGATGCACTGGATGCCGAGACCGGTGATCATGCCGACACGCTGACGCGAACGGCGCCCCAGGTTTTCAGGATGGCGAGCGCATCATCGAAGTTGTCGGCGACGGCATACCGGTGACCCTTCATGCGCAGCGAGTGCATCCGCACAGCCTGCTCCGCGGTCAACTTGCCGCCCTTGCGCTTGAGCTCGAGGAAGTAGACGCAGCCGGGCGTGACGTCGTCGATCGCCGGCGCGAAGAACATAAAATCCGGCCAGCCACTGCTGGCGCCCATGCGCTTGAGTCTGGCGCCGGTGATCTTGGCGCGCTCGGGATCGCCGCGATATTCGCCAAACGGCAGATGCGTCCAGTCCCAGCCCTTGCTGCCCCAGCGGCGCAGGATGTTGGCGATCAGGACGTGCAGGTTAAATTCTGGAGCCGGGCGTACCTTGCGCTGGCGCTTGGCAAACAACGTGAGCTGCCCGTGCTGCATGCTGCCACCTACGCAGCATGACGTTTGGCACTGCGCCGGTTGTTCTCAAAACTGAAGAGCCAGAGCGCCTCGCACTCGTAGCCGCGCTCGGCAAGCTCCTCGGTGATGTCAGGCCACAGCGCTGCCGGGATCTGACCGCGCGATCGCCAGTTGAACACCGCCTGCGTGCTGCGGTTGAGGAGCCTTGCTGTCGCCTCGACGCCGCCCAGGCGTTTAACGATGTCGTCGAATGTGTTGGCGAGCCGTCGCATCCAGATTGTAAGCCACACAAATCTGAAAGGCGTCAATTCGCGATCTGTGCTCTGCAGTGATGTCTGGTGCCGACGAATGATCGGCAAAAATATATTTGGGATAGCCGTTTTACGACAGGACTGCTGTCGTGCGCACTCGTGAGCATGACACAGCATTGGTGATCATTACACAGCAGTCGTGATCACAGTTGCGGCCCAATGGTCCGGCGGTAGCAAAGTAATCCGTACATATTTGGTGCGTTTGCAATTTGCCAGAGGTGTGCTCTCATCGCGTGTGTTGGACGCGCAATAAATCTGCTCCGCGTGTTCCGACAGGACGCAATACCAAACGGCTTAACGCGAACAGGCGAACCCGACGACGCGCGCAGCAGTCATTGCGCGCGAACGCGAGAGTGCGCCCCGGTGGAGGACAAGGATGGTCAAGGCCAAGCATGCGCGCCGCCGACGGCACAGTAACGGTCACGGTCACGGTCCATGGAAACCAATCACGATCGAACAGACCTGCGAACTGCTGCATGTCAGCGTCGGGCACTTCCATCGCCGCATCAAGAAGAAGCTCGAGACAAAAAAGCCGGGCCGGCGCCTGCTGGTCAATGCCTACTCGGTCGATCGCTATCTGAGCCGGCGCGATGCTCACCGCTAAGCAACTCAGCCTGCGTGGTGAGATCGGTGCCTCCGATGTGCCGACGATCGTCAACGGCACCGCCGAGCAGCTTAACGCCAAATGGCGCCAGCTCGTCGGGCTCGATCCGCCCGAGGATCTGTCCAACAGCTGGCCAGTGCAGCAGGGCAGCTACATGGAGCCCTTCATTCTCGACTGGCACCAGAAGAAGCTCGGCTACCCGCTCGAGCAGCGCGGCGAGGTGCTGCGCCACAAGCGCCTCGAGTTCCTCACCTGCACGCTCGACGCCTACGATCGCGTGCGCGATGCGGTGATCGACAGCAAATGCACGTCCTGGTCGATCGACTGGGCGACACAGTTCTACACGCCGCAGCTCCTCGTGCAGCGCGACTGCATGGACGCGAGCCTGGCGATCATGCTGATCAGTGTCGCCGGCCGCGAGCCGGAAGAGGTCGAGATCGAATTTGACCAGGACTACTACGACGAAGTGATCGCGCGCATCGAGGCGTTCAAGATCTGCATGGAGACGATGACGCCGCCGGTCGCGCTGCCCAAGCTCGTGGCGCCGGAAGAGTGGCGCACCGTCGATCTCAACACCGACGTGACACCGAATTATCGCGACGAGATCATCGGACACCTGATGGACTGGCGGGCAACCCACCATGCTTGTCATGTCCATGAACAGGCGGCCACGTTAGCCAAATCCTTGGTGCCGGAAGACGTCGGCCGCCTGTTCTTCAAGGACATCGCCATCCGGCGCAACAAGAAGGGCAACCTCTCGATCAGGAGCCGCGACGATGAATGAAGCGCTGACAACACAGCCGATACGACCGCCATCAACGGTGACGCAGAGCGGCACGCTGATCGATCTCTTGCGCGCGGCCGTCGACAAGGGCGCCGACGTCGCCACGCTCGAGCGCTTGGCCAAGCTCTACGAGGCGGCCGAGGCGAACGAGCAGAAGAAGGAGTTCAGCAGCGCCCTGGCTGAAGCAAAGAAGAAACTGCGCCCGATCATCAAGGACGGCGTGATCGCGCTCCAGGGCGGCAAGTCAATCAAGTTTGAGACCTATGCCGCGATCGATGAGGCGATCTCCCCGATCCTCGGCGAGCACGGCCTCTACGTCACCTTTCCTGATCCCGTGGTGGCCACCGAGCATCGCAAGCCTGACCGGATCTACGTCACCTGCCGGCTGTCGCATCGCAACGGTTACTACGACGAGGCAACGCTCGATGCGCCGCCCGACGTCGGACAGAACCGCAATGCCGTCCAGGCGATGGGATCCACCATCACCTATCTGCAGCGCTACACGGTCAAGAAGGTGCTCGGCCTGTCGGCGGCGAGCGAGAAAGAGCCCAAGCAGCCCCTTGCCAACCGGGCAAACATCGCCGCGCCGGCCGATCATGGGCGCGAGTACGACCCGAAGAAGCCCGAGCTGATCCCGCGCATCGACACGCTCTGGGAGGACTGGACGCCAGGACTGCTCAAGATGATCAACAGCGCGCCGGCAGACATCATTGTTCAACAATGGATGGACGCGAACAAATCGCAGCTCAGCGAACTGGCCAAAGACATCCCAGCTCACCACGCCTTCGTTCAACGCGAGATCACCAAACGCCTACGCAAGTTGCGAGACACCAATGAAACTCAACGTGGTCAAGGGAGCGCTGGTGCCGGCAAACGATGATGCCCGCCAGGAGCTCAACAAGAAGGCCAAGGTCGGTGGCGTGCTCGAGGTCGAGATCGTCAACGAGCGCAACACCGGCTTCAACGCCAAGGTGTTCACCACGATCGCCGAGATCGCCAAGATGCTCGACGTCGATCCAGACGAGTTCCGCGCCGAGATCATCTACGAGACCGGCCGCGGCAAGGACATCGCGCTGCGCGCCGGCAAGGCGGTCGTCACCGTGCTCCCGTCGATGTCGAAACATTCGATGACGCAGGCCGAGCTCGAGGCGTTCTGGGAAGACGCACGCGCATACATCCTCAAGGAAGTGATGGTCAGCCTAGACGCTGATCAGCAGGAGCGCGCACTCGAGATGCTCGGTGCAACACGCGAAGACGAAAGGAAGGCAGTCAACCCGTTGGCTGGGGGCTAACGGAGGTTGAGATGATGCTGAACGTATTGACGATCTACGCCGCGCTCGCGATCGGCGGGATCCTTGGCTACCTGATGTGCAGCCTGGTGGTGATGGGCAAGGAAATGGACGATGGATAACGAGACGAAGCTACTGTGCATCGAGCGTGAGCTGCGGTTGCGCCGGCGGGTCTACCCGCGCTGGGTCGCGGAGGGCCGCATGAAAATCCGCGATGCCGAGCACGAGATCAAGACAATGGAGGCGATCGCCGATGACTATCGCGGACACATCCAACGAGACGCGCCCACGCTCTTCGCCGGCGGATCAGGAGATGAGCCTCGGTGACCAGATCAGGTTCGTGGTCTTTGGCCACAACCTCGATGACGTCGCCGGCTGCGCGATCGGTCTGCTGATGAACTGCCTGGCACTCAAGGCCGACGACAAACAAGATGCGCTGCGCATTCTCGACACCCTGCACGGCGAAATGCGTAAGGCGCTTGCGCGCGACTACGACGAGATGGTCGCCACCATGGACGAGCAACCGGAGCAGTGATGAACCGCGCACACCTGTTGCGCATACTTGGCGATCCCGACGAGGACTATGACTCGTTCGAGAAATGCATCGTGCGCGCCATCGATGCACTCGATGCTCTCATCCCACATCTGGAGGATTTTGCTCGGGACGAGGATGACCAGGTCACGCGCACGGGGCTGCGATCCCAGGCGGCCGTTTGCAGTTCGCTGCGCGACAGCCTGCGCGACTGGGGGCTCGGCATCCCCAGGCACGAGGTG